ACTTTGACCTTGGCCTTGGTGGTGTGATTCCAAACTTCACCTTTGAGGTCGTGAAGGGAGCTGAACTGTGAGCTTCAACATTGAACACGTTTACACCACTGATGGTTCTGATATTTCAACAACGCAGTTGAGCACTAGTGTGGCATCTGTCAACAGCATGCTATTTGATGGCAAGTATCTGTGGGTGATGGGCATCAACGGGATTGCAATTTTTAGCTACTTTGGCTCATACTGCTATGATGAACCATCTTGGGCAGAGCTTGATGATGCCATCTATCAAAATCTCGGGTATGGGCTTAGCAAAAAACTGCGTCTTGTCACGTACATCAAAGTGACATCAGCGGTTGTTGTGCGCACGACAGTTGACCCTGCACTTTCCCTTTTCCCAACGCTCAGCTCTTCTGATGCTGACGGCACATATGTGATTGGTGGTGTGAACGTTGTTGTGAAGACTCTTGAAAATGGTGAGCGAGCAATTACGACAAGCATCACGCGCACAGGATCGGATCTAAACACACTGAATGCGTTCTATGGTGCAATTGACGGAACAAAGCTCTATGCGACAAATGGCAACGTGTTCTCAGAGGTGTTTCGTTTCAATGTGACAACGCAAGATTTCGAGACTGCTTTTCGCATTACTCCGATGACTGGGTCTGGCGCATACCCAACAATGACGTCAAACATGATTGCCGCTGATGGGAAGCTCTGGACAGTCACGACCATGACTAGCCCAGATTTGCCACAGACGCTGCAGTCATACAATTTGTCTACTGGTGTCACAGTCCAAACGACAATCCCTGTTCGCCCGGGCACTGCTCGAAGCTGGATTGCCGATGGATACAATAGCCACGTCTATGTGACTAACTACAACAATCTCTCTGTGACGCGGTTCACCTATTCAAATGTGCTTGGTGCAGTAATTCGGGTAAATTCTAGCCCTTCGCGCATTTTCTCATTTCCTGACAAGAAGATCTATGTTTCTAGCTATGCTGGAATGCTGAGCTTGATTGATTGGGATGATGATGGTGTTCATAACGATTGGGGCACTGAAAGCACGTGTCTAGCGCTGTACCAAGATCCAACTGATAGCTCAAAGGTTTGGTTCTTGAATGATGGCGGTACAATTGCAAACCATGACTTGAATACGCATGACCAAACAGAGTTTGCAGCACTAACTGAAACCGATGATTGGATTTCAAATAGCGCAAGTTTTGCTGCGCGTCCTGCTTCAGTTTCATGGGTAAGTGGCATCTATGTTGGATACCAATTCACGGCCACACTGAATGCAACGGTCACTTTGCCAAATCAAAAGCTCATCTCTCGTGAAGCTTGGAATGGTACACAAACATACAATCCTGACATCGTCATTCGCAATACCTCAAATGTGCGTCTTGTTGAATATCTCGATTACACACTTGACAAAACCGCTGGAACAATCACTTTCCTACCAACCTCTACAGTTGTGACAAGCGGAACTCCAGTGACACTTCGTGTTGTATACACCTACCAAGACAACAATTTCCTGCCTACACAAATGCTTGTCACGCCTTCAACTACGTACACATCTGGTGGAACAATCAACGTCGATCCTTACATCTTCTTTTTCTCTGGATACATCCTGCATGCTGCGCGTCTTGACACATACTTCTTGAATCGCCCAGCTAAGACTGGTGTCACTGGACAAGGTGCTGTAGTGGCTGGTAGCAACCAATACTTCGGGGACTGATATGTACTGCCCACGTCCTGGCTCAACATCTAAAACTCAGAACAACGCAACTCCTGGCAAGAAGCGCGTTTATGCACCACCACCACGCGATGAGGGGTGCAATGCGTCATCTTCAACTGTTGTCACTGATCCAAACTCTGGTGGAAGCACTAGCAATACTGTCTATGTCCCAGGTCCTGCAGGTCCTGCAGGTGCAAATGGCACTGACGGTAAGGACGGTCTGAGTTTCTTCTGGCGCGGTGATTGGGGTACTGGAGCTAGCTATGAAACTGCTACGCTCTCTGATGCAACTGACCGCATCTATGACGTGGTGTACAAGAATGGCAGTTCATACATCTGCATCCAAGACCACATTGCTGATGGGATGAACGAGCCACAAGATGATGATTTTGTCGGCCCAACAACTTGGACTGAGTACTGGCACCTGCTTGCAAAGCGTGGTGAGGGGACTCTTGCACCTGCCGATAAGGACTTCTTCGACACTCTGAAAGATGACATCTTTGACTGGGTGAAGAACGCATCTGTTGGTGACTTGATTGCTGCGGGTCTTGCTGTTGCTGGTGTGATTTGGGCTGGCTCGCAAATTGTCAGCATGTTCACCGACGATGGCTCTGGTGATGGTGAAGCCGACCAGCGCTATGATGGTTCTGACGGATATGTCACAACTGCCTACGATGCACCTGACATCAAGGAAGTTCTGACAAGTCTATGTGAATACACTGGTGTTCCATATGATGTTTCAGCGTTGCCAGATGCTCCTTGTGAGTTCACCATTGGCAATGCTACTGGAACTCGTTCCATTCTTGGCAGTCTTGCTCTCGCATACCAATTCGACATGGTCGACACTGGTGGGGTGCTGAAGTTTGTTCCGCGCTCTGTTACTTCTGTCAAGACTATTGACGATGATGATCTTGCTTTCGCATCTGATGCAAGCAAGCTTGCTCCGCCGTACTCAACACAGCGCTTCCAAGGAACTGACCTTCCAAAGCGTGTTGTGCTCCAGTACTACGACTCAAGTCTTGACTATGATGTGTTCACGCAGGAATCTGACCTTTTCGTCTATGAAGAAGGTCAGGAGGTTTCACTGCAAGTCCCAGTGACTTTGACTGCTGCCCGCGCAAAGGAAATTACCGACCTCACGCTTATCAACTCACACCTTGATCGTTCGCAGTACACTTTCTCGACTAGCTACAAGCATATCGACTTGGAGCCGGCTGATGTCATCAGTTCGCCTTCTATGGGCTTGCTGCGTATCAAGCAAATCTCTGAGACAGAAGAAGGTATTCTGGAAATCATTGCGACTGATGCAGGTGGAGAGCTTGCTGTTGAAGGCTCTGGCAATTCACCATCTCTGCCTCCAGCAAGCACTAACATCCCAATCAGCATTGGCTATTCACAAGGCTTGTTCATCGACCCACCTGCCCTTGATGACCAAGACACTGGAGTGCGCATGTATGCCGCTGTTCATGGCTACGATCGTGCTGGTTGGCCAGGTGCTGCTATCTTTGTCTCGACAAATGGTGGAGCTTCATACGACCAAATTGCTTCAACAACACGTGAAGCAACTGTAGGTCTTGTTGAAACAGCAATCCCATCTGCAGATTACCACGTGTGGGACAACACCACTGTTATCACCGTCAAGGTGAAGACTAACACACTTGGTTCCGTCTCTGAACTTGATGTGCTAAATGGCAAGAACCTCTGCATGGTTGGACAGGAAGTCATTGGCTTCAAGAATGCCGTGCTCACTGCCCCAAAGACCTACCAGCTATCTGGTCTGCTTCGTGGTCGTCGTGGCTCTGAGCAGTTTGTCGGGACGCACGTTGCAAATGAGCTCTTTGTTCTTCTTGATGATGCTGTTGTGCGTCTTGATTACTCAGACTCTGATCGTGGCACCACAAAGATGTACAAAGTCGTGACCATTGGTTCTAGCATCGACAAGGTGACTGGCCAAGACGTGTTCATGTACTCGAACAACACACAGATGTGGCCTGTTCTTGGCGCCAAGGTTGTGAAAACCGGCGCTGACTACACCTTGTCGTGGAAGGAATCTGTGCGCTTCAACAACCAGCTCAAGGATTTCACAACTGCAACTCACGATTCAGACTGGGGTGGATACGGCATTGTTGTGTATGACACTGATGGGACAACCGTCAAGAAGACTTACACAACACAATCCGAATCATGGACGTATTCTGCGTCCATGCAAGTAAATGACTTTGGCTCGACACAATCGTCGATCAAAACCAAGGTTGTTGAGTTGTCGACTAAGTTCGGCGCTGGTTATTCTGTCACTGTAAATAGCTGACCGTAAGGAGATATGTCAAATGGCTACTACACCCAACCTGGGCCTGACTCAAATTGAAGTTGGCCAGAAAGAAAAAGAAGTCACCATCAACACCAACAACTCTCTGTTGGATTCGAAGGTGCCTCGCGCCCTAGCAGACGCAGCTTCTGCTCCAGCCACCACAGGCTTGGCACCGGGGTCAACATACTTCAACACCACTGACAACAAGGTCTATTGGCTCCGTCCTAACTTGACTTGGGTGGCATTGGTATGACTCTTCCTGCAAAGGCAACTAGCTCTACAGCTGGCCAGATCATGCTGAATGGCGATCTGGTTGGGTCTGCTGATGTGCCTGAGCTTCGTAAGTCAGGTGTTGTCGCAGACACATATTCCTTGGTAATCAAGTCGTCCATTGATTCTAAGGGGCGTTTCACGTCAGCTGGTGCAGCATCGCAAACTGGCTCCACGTTTGATACGCATTTTGCGCCGCTCATTGGCACTGCTACATCTTCTACTAAAGGTGTTTTCAGTGTTGACCCAAATGGCGGGCTTGCAATTTCAAGCGGTGTTCTTAGCATTCCAAGTGCAACATCCAGCGTAAAGGGCATTGTCCAGATTGGCACAAGCGGATTGGCAATCAGCTCAGGCCAACTTACTCTGGACCCAACAACTATTCAGCAGGCTGGAACATCACAGCGTGGTGTATTTCAGCTTGGCACAAATTTTACAAAAGTTGGAACAGCGCTGACGTTTGTGGCTAACCCAACCGGAAGTGTTCTTGGCACCTATTTCGTCGGTTCTGGGCTATCGAAATTTGGAAATTTCCTCACGCGGACACTTGCTGAAAGTGCTGTTCTTGGTATTGCATTCCCTGAGCTAACCGGTATCAATATCACCGTCAGCGCTGGTGCACTGAACGTTGGTAGTAATGTGTCTAAGCTTGCAACTGCTCAAACATTCACAAAATCCCAGGTGACACAGAAGTATGCAGCTTCTGCATCATCGTCATTTACGCCAGACTTTTCTTTGTCGGACTGTATTGAGGTAACTCTCACTGGAAACATTACATTGAATGCCCCGACAAACACGGTGGATGGTGGTGTTTACACACTCATCTTGATTCAAGATGGGACAGGGGGCAGAACAGTTTCACGCAGCGGCAGCTATCGTGGTCCAGCTTTCACAGCATCAACAGCCGCCAATGCAATCGACGTCATCACGATCATCGCGACTGACGGCAATTATCTTTTCATCCTAAGCGATAGGTTCTAAAATGTCACTTGCAACAAACACAGCTTATGGGGAAATCAAGCTCGCAGGCGATCTTGCTGGTGGCAATGATGCAAACTCCCCCACCCTCACCAATACTGCTGTCACTCCAGGCACTTATACACTGCCAACACTGACTATCAACAGTAAAGGACAAGTAACTGCGGCCTCTAATGGGACATCAGCATCGGTGTTGGCCCTCATTCCAGATGCCACAACGTCAACAAAGGGCATTGCCTCAATTGGCACCGGTCTAGTTGTGACAAGTGGAGCTGTTTCTGTTCCAGATGCCACAACGTCAACAAAGGGCATTCTGAAATACGGCTCTGGATTGACTCTTTCTGGTGGCGCACTAATCGTTGATGTGACCGCACTGCCTGATGCTACCACATCTGTTCGTGGTGTTGCGACTGTCGGTGAAGGACTGCAGGCGACTGCTGGCGTGATTTCTATTGCTCCTGCAACGACGTCACTTCGCGGTGGTTTGGCAATTGGATCCGGGCTGAGTGTTGATGGTTCTGGTGTTGTATCTGTTGCGGCAAGTCTCCCAGCTGCAACAAGCTCTGTTCCAGGTGCTGTGACTTCTGCTGATACAAACAACATCGTTATCACAGCAGGAGCCATTGATGTTGGACCAAACGTTGCAAAGCTGAATACATTCAACACTTTCACAAAGTCACAAGTTGTAGCAAAATACAACGCGACTTATGCCGCTAGCATGACTCTGGATTTTTCACTTGGCAACGTTCAGCAGTTCACTGCAACTGGCAACTTCACAATGAATACACCAACAAACGCTGTTGCTGGTGGCACATACATTATCATCGTGCTGACTGGTGCAACAAATGTGACTCCAACCTGGGGCTCAGCATTCAAGTGGGCGCCAAATGCCACTAAGATCTGCTCGGCTCTATCTGGTAAGTACGACATTTTCACTATGGTTGCAATTGCCTCAAATAGTTTTCTTGTGACTTCACAGATTGGGTTCTAATATGTTCACTTTTCGCAATCTGCAAAAATCTATCGACGACTATAAGGGAACATTTTTCATTACCCCAGGTACTGGGAACCCTACATTGCTTCTGAATGACGCGAATGTGTTGTCTACTGTGACAACGGCAACAAACTGTCGTTCGTATGGGTCTATTGGGCATATTGGTGGATCAATGTTCATCCTAGGTGGTGATGCAGCGAGCTACAGCAGCGGTAGCTGGAACTCAAATGCTATTTGGCAATTTGACGGCTATGTGTACACCGCTAGTGCATATACGATGGCTCCATCAAATGCCATTTTTGAAAGTGGTACTGGCAACACAAGCTCAGCAATCTACATGTTTGGCGGCACACAGCGTACAACAAGTGGAAACCCTAACACGCGGACATATGTGAGCAATACATATGCGTTCTCCAACTTTTCAAACACGACTGCAACAACAGCGTTCCCAGTTGCTTGGTCGCGTTCTGCCTGTGTAAACTTCAGTGATACCCAAATCAATATCATTGGTGGCAACAACGGCACTGCATATCAAAGCGCCTTCAGAAATTTTACTGGAGCCGGTGGCGCATTCAGCACTCTAGGGGCCACGTTGACGTCTATCATGGCTGATCTGCCTGTTGGCATGACTAGCAGTACGCAGTCTTGGTTGCTTGGTGGCGGAACAACGTTTTCTAACATTGTCTCTTGGACGTCAAGCGGGGTGAAGACAAACACTTCCACATCGCTGCCTTCTGTAGTCTACAAGCTTCAAGGTGCGGCTGGTAGGAACGGCATTGTGCGCCTTGCAGATTCAACTTCCATTCGAGAGTGGGATGGCACAACTCTGTCTGTGAATTCCAACGCTATTGGATCAGGCACGGGCTACGTCTACTCTTTCAACACACCACCTGCTATCTCTACACCAACATGACAGATCCAAAAACTAAACTCGGTCAATCTCTTTTTCAAGACACGTTCTTTGTTGCATGTGCACAAGAGACACCATATCGGCGTCTTCGCCAACTTGACCTCGAAATCAAGTCATTGCAAGACAGCATCGTCCAATACCACTTCACGTTTAGGCGTGATGATGTGAAGCGTCGGCGCCTTGAGGCAGAGCTTGAAGGTGCAGATGAATTCCGCAAGGAAGAAATCGCAATTGATCTCGACCAGATGAATTGGGAACATTTGAATGCTCGCCGCCTACTTGCAGACGCTGAAGAACGTCTTGCAAATTTTGATGAGATGCGTGCACAGCTTATTTCTCAAGTCCCTAAGGAGTATTGGGACATTGGGTTCGAGGGTGCTGAACAGGCGCATTGGGAGACACGCCTCATCAAGCAAATTTCTCTCTCACAGGCGATTGGTATTCCAGACAAGGGCGCAATTGACATGTTGATGTTGATGCCACCTGAGTCACGTGCTAATGTCCTCATCGGTGTGGAGCATCAGAAGCTCCAACTTGTCAATGAACAAAAAGCAGCACTCGCGCTTGCAGATGAATCTAACAAAGAATGATCTTGAGACAATCGAGCTCCACGCAAGAATGAACAACATTCTGGTGGAGTTCGAGGCTCAGATTCGCGCAGCAGGTGTGAAGGCAATTCCACCAGATCACCCTCTCCCGTGTCTCAAGATCCTGCTTCATGATCTTGTCAACCTACACAAAGCGCGCCTGAAACCACAACAAAACTGACAGGCATCGTAAATAGTGTTACGATAGGAATATGACAGAGCGGTTCTGTCATTGACGGCTGCGGAACAGGTTCGGACAAGGATTCTCCCACAGTCGTGCTTTTCAACCCCGACTGAAGAGGAGAAACCATGAAGTCGAACAAGCGCAACCACTACGCCATCCCTTTCTACCTTCGTTCTGAAGGTGAGAAACTCCAAGACCACCTCATTGACACAGAGTTCGGCCCAGTACAGGCCGATATGATGATGCGCATTGATCGCAAGCACCAAGATGGTGAACTGCGGTACAAGGCAGCAGCCGAAGAACTTCGAGCAACTGCTGCCTACATCGAGAGTCTTGCACCCACCAAGAAGAACCTCCTGAAGGAACTTGACACGCCTAAGGCCGAGAAGCCAAAGGAAATCCGCATCCCTATTGCGGATGTTATCGCCAAGACTCAGCCAGCACCACGCAAGGAAGTGTTCGCGCCTGAGGTCCTTGAATACCTTGCAACTGGCAATCCGACTGTTCTCACAAAGACAGGAACCTTCACACCACAGCAGCGCACTGCCTACAAGTCATACTGCTTCGTGAAGATCGATGGGCTTGGTATGAACGGCCACCTGCTGAATTCGACGAAGATGTCGAATGGCAAGCCGCACACCATCAAGATTCTCGGTCAAGATGTTGACAAGACCACCATCAAGACAGGGCCTGCAGTCGTGCTTGACGATGGCAACATCATCATTGGGGTAGTCATGCTGGACCCTCTGATGGCAGACGACCTCTCGAGGACCTTCAACGGATTCTACCGCGGGTGATAAATAGTCACTGCATAGGATGGAAGCTCGTGTGGCTTCTGTGTGCAGTGACTCCGCTGATGCAGTGCATGTGGGTTGGAGTGCTGTGACCACGTTGATCCGGCGTGGCTCTCCTTTCAAATACGATGAATGCACACCGCCAGGCTACATCGTCCTGGCTCCTACCCATATTCACATGAAGAACCGAATCCTACCCAAGCAAATCAAAGATGAACGAGAAGCACGTATTGAAGCACAAGGTGGCTGTTGCGCACTTTGTGGTGCGCCTATCCTCGATGGTGATCGAGTCCATTTGGACCACTGCCATGACACTGGCGTTCTTCGCGGCTCCCTCCATGGTTCCTGCAACCTGCTACTTGGTAAGCTTGAGCGTGGGCTGAAGTTCGGCATCAGAGACCCTCAGGGATTCCTCGAAAACCTAGCCACGTATGTGATTTCACATCGTGAAAATCCTGGAGTTCTGCTCCACCCTACCTTCCTTTCACCTGATGAAAAGAAGCTTCGCCAGAAGAAAAGGGCAGCACGCAGGAAGAAGAAAAGTGTAACGAACACCAAATTGTAACCGCTCATTCGAGAAAAAGGTCACACTGATGGCCTCGGTTGGTTACAATGATACATGATCGTTTAGATCGTGCCTCCTGAAGTCGGGGGACTGGTTCGAATTTTGAGTGCAATGCTCAAGCTTAGAAGCAGGAGGCACGATCTAAACGATTGACTGGGCTCCCCCGCCCCAACTTCTAAGGAGAACCGAATGGCAGACACTGCTAGTATCAACATTGAATACGAACCCAACTGGGAAAACCTGCACACGCGCAAGCGTCTTGAAAAAGTCCTGGCGTGGGCACCACAGTTCTGCGTGGGCAATCGAGGCACTGTCCTCCCTGTCCGTCTCTCAAGCAAGATCCTCAACGAAGTGTTTGGCCCTAAGGGCAACCAGATGGGCGACTACTTCCGCTCAAAACTTCTGGTCGAGGTGAGCAAGAGCTACTCAACGAAGCACAAGTACTGCAAGGAATACCACGTCAAACTTGCCGGCTTCAATGAACTTAGTGAGAGACTATTCAACAACTACACACAAACAGCTGATGTTGATACTAGCCGTGCCATTGACCGCCTGAAGGAAAACCACAAGGACGAACTGGCATCTGGAAAGTTCGTGATGAAGGACGCGAGCTCTCGCTTGTGGCACCCACTGCAGAATCTAAGGCGTGCTGACAAAGCAGTTTTCTGGCAGAACTACCTCCCACACAACTACGACATCTCGGCTTGCGCCCCAAGCATTCTCTACCAACTTGCACTCAAGAGTGGCATGCCAGAAATTTTGGCAGAAGCGATTCGACTCTATGTTGATACTAAGGGCGAGTTCAGACAGCACGTAGCAGACATCTCTGGGCTCTCTGTTGATGATGCAAAGAAGCTCATCAACAGCTTGTTCAATGGTGCTCGTCTTGCCAAGAACACCCGCTGCACTGCTTTCCAGATGCTTGACTTTGACACCGCCAGAATGGATGCTCTGCAGAAAGATGAGCGCATTCAAGCTCTTCGAAAGGCAATCCGAAATGCGTGGAAGACTATTGAGATGGCAATGAATTCACACGCTCCAAAAGGTGCAAAGGTTTCGCTCAAGACATCCAAGGTCAAGTGGGGCATCTACTTCAGCATGGAGCGCAAGGTGCTGAACGCCATCACGCGAGAGCTTGACAACCAAGATCTGCACTACTTCACTGAACACGACGGTTTCCGCACCAACAAAGTTCCCAACATTCCTGCCATCGAGCAGGCTATTTTCACAGCAACCAAGCTTCGGCTTACCATCCTAGGAGATTGAAATGGACCAACTCATGTTTACCGAACACCTGAAGGACCTCAAGCGCGGCGATCTGCTGACGCCAGAACTGCTCTCAGAGCTCCTCAGTGCCTCCCAGATCACACAGGCTCAGGCCGATGAAGTGGCATCTTACACGCCATCTGAGGAGTTCAAGCGCCTCAAGACGAAGCTCGAAGCTGCTGATGCAGAGACTGCTGAGGACATCAACCTCCTCGAAGCAAGTCTGAATCTTGCCAAGGAGTTCAGCCTGATCACTGAGGGCGAGTACGATGATCTGTTCGAGCTGTTTGATGGCACCTATGGGCTACGCATTGTGGAGCACGAAGGTCTACAGATGGTTGCCTGTGCAGTCCCTTTCTACAACGGCAAGGAAAGCCTGCGAGGTGATGGCTGTGTCTACATGTACGACGGAATGTGGATCAACATCTTTGATGGCACCATGAAAGACGAACGAGCCTAATAGGCCAATCTTCCGACAAAAGGACCCGAAGGTCCTTTTGTCGTTTCTGGGCCAGGTTGAGTTCCCTCCTGAGAATTTCTGATACATATCTTATGACTCGGTTACAATGTAACTTGTATCAGAAAAGGACCTCCAGTGCCCCAAAATGAACGCAAACACTACCTCTCCAACAAAGATTTGTTGGCTGCTATCGAAGAAGCCAAGCAAGTTGGTTTCCTCACGAACAAGCTCGCAAAGATGCTCACCCTCCTTGCTGAGCGCTATTCCTACCACCCATGGTTCTGCAACTACAGCTTCCGTGAGGACATGGTCTCAGAGGCAGTCACAAACCTCGTAAAGAACTGGCACAAGTTCGATGCCACCAAATCGAACAATCCCTTCGCCTTCTACACAACTGCTATTCGACGCAGCTACCTAGGCTACCTTGAAAGAGAGCGTGAACAAAGCTCCATCAAAGATGCCCTCCTCGTGGAAGAAGGATTCACCCCAAGCTGGAACTACCAAGCACGCATGGCCGGATCAGACATGGCGTTCATGACAGTGGAGGCAGAATGAGCTTTCGCAAAGTCAATTGGGACGGTTTCAAACTTGGTGGCCACTATCAGAAAGCAAGAGTCAGCTTCGCACCACCCAAGAAGCAAGATCGAAGGGACAATGCGCAGGAGGTCAGAATCTCCAACGCCATCTCAAAGTCTCTCAAATCCAAGCGCAAGAACGAAGAGCTGTTTGCCAGCCTCTCAGAAGAACGTCAACAAGCGATCCTCAAGGCGCTAGTATCAACATAATAAGAAACTCACCTGGCGATTGAACCTTCGGCTAGTATCAACATCAGCTGTTGTGTGTAATTTGTTGAATAGTCCTCTCCTACGATAAATAGAAGGTCAGCTTGGCAGATTACATCACCTGTCAGGTCGAACTATACCCATACAAGACCTCCAAGGAAAAGGAATCAGCTATGAGCATCAGCTCCCGTCCTGATCTGTCTACTTCACTGAAAGTATCAGGAAATCGAACAAACTACAAGCCCGTCGAAATGACAGATGAGTCTGTCTTTGACCTGGCCCGCCACTACTACACCCTCGACGAGATTGCAGCTCGTTTTGGCGTGTCCAATCACACTGTCCTAGAGCACCATGGTGATGCCTTCCGTGAGGGAAAGCACAATGCTATGCAGAAGCCGCGGATGCTGTTGAACAAGATCTTTGACGACTTCATGGGCTCTGATGGAGACACCGTGAACTTTGCTCGTCCAGACGTCCCAGTCCACAACCTTTTGAAGGCCATTGAGCTCCACGCCAAGAAGTACGAAGGTATGGGCTCCAAGCAGACCATTGAGCACAAGGGTCTGAACTACGACTCTGTGGAATCCCAAGTCGAAGTCATTGAGCGCCCAGTGGAGGAATCTGATGAGGACTGAGCGTGTATTGAAGTTGAAGCCGCGCTTGATGCCTCACCAGGTCGACTTTGTGATGGACGACTTCACCCCTATTCAAGGGTTTGTGGGTGGCTATCGAGCTGGTAAGTCTGAAGCCCTGACTTGGAAGTCATTGCGTTGTGCTACTGAGCTTTTCCCAGGCGAACATGGGGTCATCATTAGCCCAATCGCTGGTATGAATCAGCGGAACATTGTTCCTATTCTTCGTCGCATCATGCCTACTACTGGCCTTGAGTACGACGTTGAGGGTCTCGCAAACAAGCGTGTTGACCACCTCGACATCAAGGTTGGTAATCGCATGAGCCGTATTTGGCTTGGTGTCTCTGCTGAAAACTACACCCGCATGAACGGTATGTCTCTTGCTTGGGGTGGCTTCGATGAGGCTGACCTTTGCCGCAATGCTGAGACTGCCTATGACGCCTTTGTGGAGCTTGGCAACCGTTTGTCTGAGGCTGAGAACGCCCTCCAATTTGCTGTGTCCACGCCTGAAGGCTTCAACAACTTCATGTACCGTCGCTTTGTTGAAGAGCGCAATGTGGAGTGGTTGATGAAGGAGCGCACCATGACCAAGGAGGAAGCAGAAGCTGCTGCGGCCAAGGTCAAGATCTGGCACGTGAAGATGACTGACAACTTCTTGCTGCCAAAGGGCTATCTTGCTTCTCGCCTGGCCAACATTCCAGCCAACAAGCAATCTGCCTACGTGAATGGTGAGTTCGCAAACATCTTCACTAAGACGGTGTATGAGTGCTTTGACCGCGTAGAGAACCACACCGACATGACGGACATGACTAATCCTCATGCCCCAATCCACATTGGTATGGACTTCAACGTGGAACACTGCGCTGCTATTGCCCATGTGATTGACCAGAATGGCGACCCACACGCAGTCTACGAGTTCATTGACCTCTTCAACACCGAGAAGATGTGTCAAGCGATCAAGGCGAAGTATGGCACTCGTCGTGTCATTGTCTATCCTGATGCGTCAGGCAAGAACCGCAATGCTGCTGGTCTGAGCACATCTCACGCCATCATTCGGCAATATGGCTTCGAGATCAAAGTGCCTAATCAGAACCCAGGCGTTTGGAAAGATCGCCCAAATGATGAAGGCAACCGCGTCAACACCATGAACGCTATGTTCAAGGCTGCGAATGGGAAGCGCAGATACAAGGTAAATACAAGGCTCTGCCCCACTTATACACGGTGCTTGGAGCGCCAAGGGTGGAAAGATGGTGAGCCTGACAAGTCCAACAACGTCGACCACCCGCTTGATGCAGGCGGCTACTTCATTCACTTCAACTACAACCTACAGGGCCGTCCATCGGTAAGACAACATGGCTAAGATCACAGACCTCTTTGACGGAACCAACAAGGACTCCGCTCAAGCATTCCTTGACTACTACGACGGTAAGCAAAAGCCTTACCTCATGAAGAAGCTGCGTAAGCTTCGCAAGAACGCCATTACTAAAGGCCTGCAGCCACGCCATCGCAACATTGTGAAGATGGTTGTTGACAAGTCTGGTCTACTGTTCAATGGCAAACCGCCTACTCTCAACATCTATGTTGGTGAGGACCAGACGCAGATTGATGAAAATCAGTCAGCTGAGCTGATGGTGTGGCTTGATTCTTGCGACTGGGTTGAGTTCTTCACCAACTTCGACGCTGTGGTGCGTATGCTTCGCACAGGTGTTGTCCTGTGGCAGTACATCCCTCCGTCTGATGGTGAAGCTCCTGCGCTGTACCCAATCATCCTCGGTCAGCACAATTCTGCTGTTCACGTTGACAACATCACTCGCAAGATTGACACCGTTGTGTACTGCACCGGCAAGACCAAGGACGGTGAAACCTTCCGTGTGTGGACGCCTGAGGTGATTCAAGACCTGTTTGTTGACAAGCACGGTCAAGAGTCCATCATCAATGCTGAGCCAAATCCGTATGGTGCTGTTCCAGCTTCTGCTTTCCACGACACCAACACCCCACGTGATGGATTCTGGAATGAGATTCCTGAGGACCTCATCGAAATCAACGACATCTACAACATTGCGCTGAGTGACTCTGAATACTCGTCGATGTGGGCAAAGTATCAGACTGCTGTCACGAACTCTCGTGTGGCTGCTTCTGATAACCAAGCCGGCCTGATGGTCCCTGTGAACATCCCAGGCACTCCATATGACCGTATGGTTGAAACTACACCAGCTGCTTTGGGTGGCCCAGACACCATTCTGGAGCTCGACACCAACGGTGTGCAAGCACCTTTCTTCGAGTACAAGGGCCCTAAGCCAGACTTGATGCCACTTGACTCCATTGTGAAGCAGTGGGTCATCGACTTTGCTGGCGACTGGAGTGTGAATGCTGCTGTTGAAACAAATGCATCTGACTCTGGCTTCAAGCTGATTGTGCGCGAAATGCCAAACCTGGAGCTGCGCAAGAAGCGCCAGCGCATGTTTGAGGCAGGCTTCCACCGCATGTTCAAGGTCATCAAGCTTGTCGTGAACACCTTCCACCCTGGAACATTCACTGACGATGCTGAGCTGTTTGTCAAGTTCGCCAACCCAGACCTTCCAATCGATGAGAAGACCACTGAAGAAGTGTGGAGCCGCCGTATCAAGGAAGGTCGTGCTTCTCGTCTCATGTACTTCATGCAAGTCCACGGCATGACTGAGAAGGAAGCTCAGGCCACGATTGATGAGATTGATGCTGAAGCTGCTGCACCAGCCCCAGCTACGCCTCAAGTCACTGGCGTGACAGCAGACCAGAACATGGTCACAACTAACGTCACCATCTGATGCCAGCAATCTCGGTCAGGATCAGGAACTCAAGTCTTGATGGCTTCGCTTGGGAAGCTGTCAAGGATGAGTTCTTTCAGCTCCTCATTGACCTAACCCCGGTTGACACTGGGCTATGCAGAGATAGTTGGGAACGTGAGGACAATGGGGATGTGTTCATCGCATTCAACCCAACGGAATACGCTAGTTATCTTGACGAAGGTTGGTCAAAACAGGCTCCTAGGGGCATGATTCGACCTGCGTTGGATGAGCTCGAAAATATTGTGGCTGGTTATCGCAATTGACCGCCAAAACACGATAAATAGAAAGCGCGGTAGACCACTACTGCCACCTAATCTTCATATCATACTTCCTGGACAGGAGAAGTCATCACCATGACAACAGAGAACCAAGGCGAGGGCACGCCTCAAAACAATGCCAACGGCGCCGACGACAATGCAGCAACTGAAGCAGAAACCCTTCGAGGTGAACTGCTGAAGGTCACGCAAGAACGTGATGCAGCAAAGAAGAAAGCAAGGGACTACGAACAAGCTGCTAAGCAGGCAGATCAATGGAAGAGCCAAGTTGAGGCTCTGACTGTTGAGAAGAGCAATCTTCACAGCCAGCTGACTGCCATTCAGAACACTGTCCGAGACAAGGACGTGAGCCAGCATCTTACCACCGCCTTGGAAGCTGCAGGAGCACGAAATGTCGAAGGTGCAATGAAGCTGATTGACCGCAGTAAGGTCGAGTTTGGTGAAGACGGAAACGTCAAGATCGAGAGTGTTTCTGCTCTTGTCAATGCAACGAAGGCATCTGACCCGTGGGCTTTCAAGGAGCCAGAGGATCCCCAAGGAAAAAAGGGGAACTCTTCCAGTACTACTGGATCACAACAGCCGCCTACCGTCAAGGGTGCTGCCCAACTTGATGCAAAGGGCGCATTTGAGACAGAACTTCGTGCTGCAAAGACACCACAAGAGCTTCAAGCAGTCTTGAAGAAGTATGGTAAGTAACTCAATCTCATAAGGAGTCATTCAAATGGCTGATTTCGCAACTAACATGTCTGGTACCGCTGAGCTTGATGACAGCGAAGTCCTGGCATTCGACCAAGGCGTCCTGATTGGCGTCGGTCAAAACAACGTGATGGACCAGTTTGTCACGTATGCAGAAGATATCGGTGCCAAGAGCATCGCTATCACCAAGTATCCGCGCATTGCCGCTGATGAATCCACTCTCCTGGAACGTGAAGCAATGCAAGCTTCGGCAATGTCCGACGCTGAAGTGCTGTTCACCCCAGCTGAAATCGGCTTCCACGTCACTCTGACGAATCTTGCTATGGCTCAGTCCGGCGGCAAGGTCCTTCGCGGTGCTGTTGAAGTTGTGGGTCGTCATGCTGGTGAAAAGCTGGACCGCCTGGCTATCGCAGCTCTCAATGCTTCTACCAACGTGATCTTCAATGGCACGGCTGGTACTGAAGCTGGTGTTGCTGTTGGCGACGTCTGCAATGGCGCGTTCCTCAACAAGATGTACAACAAGCTGGATCGCAACAGCGTTCCTAAGCTGGCTGGTGGCTACTACGTCGCTGTCCTGCACGCTGACCAGATCAGCGACATCCAACAGGATGCTGCATGGATTGATGTTGCCAAGTACGCTGGTGCAATGGCTGTCCTGGCCAACGAAGTTGGTATCTTCAAGGGCTTCCGTGTTGTGCGCGACAACTTCGTCAAGGTCGCTGACCAAACTGGCGCAGGTACTGTGGATGTCTACCGCGGCCTGTTCTTCGGTGCCAATGCCCTGGGCAAGGTATCCAGCCAGCCTCTGACCACCTTCGTCCAGCCAGCCAATGACCCAGGTCAACGCTTCTGGTACGCAGGCTACAAGGCTATGGTCAAGTACGGCATCGTTGATGCTGATGCTGTGTTCATCGGTGGCACTTCGTCATCCTTCAGCACGACCAACGCTAGCTAATGAGTAGAGCGTCGGGAGACGCTCCTCTAGCATCCTAGGGGCAAGATCGCAAGGTCTTGCCCCTTCTTTGTTTGTATCGCCCAATTACGATAAATAGGAGTACACGATGAGGAAGAAGTCTGAGCAAAAGGCTCAAGCCCTTCCAGTGGTCGAGGTTCAAGAGGTGCAACGCCGATTGTTCATCGTCACTGACCGGATACAAGGTTTCGTTGGAAAGAGGCACATTAGCCACGTTCGTGGAGACAAAGTGTACCTCTCTGACGACGAGGCAAACGTATTCAAAGACAGCATCTTGGAGATCTGACATGGCATTTGAACTTGACGCGGACCCAACTTCCGCAACAATGAACAGCTACGCAACTATTGCTGAAGCTGATGATTACTTCGCAGGACGTTTTGACCCTCTTGACGACGAAGATGATGGCAACACCAAGTGGGCCGGATTCTCAGATTCCAAGAAGGCTGCTCTCCTCGTCACTGCATCACGCGAGCTTGACACCTTCAACTATGGTGGTCTTCAAGTTGCGCCTGACCAACCAATGCAATGGCCTCGCACCAACATCTATGGTCGCGACTCCAGCTACATCTACCCTTCTGACGAACTTCCAGCTCTCTTGAAGCAAGCCTGCTTTGAGCTCGCTTATTGGAAGTGGACTGAGTCAGATCGCGCTTTCAGCGACACAGACATTGAACAGCTTGAGAGCTACAAGGCAGGCCCAGTCGACTACAAGGCAAAGGCTGGCGCAAAGAACTTCCCGCGCATTGTGCTTGACCTGATCAACAGCATTGGTCCTGGCACACTGATTTCTACTGGCAGCGCATCTGCTTCAGCCAAGAGGATTCAGCTGTGAGCATCAACATCGACCTCTACGAAGATTCTGGTGCTGTGACATCAGGCCGTGGGGCGACTCAGGCAATCATCACTGACTGGAATCTGAAGTACTCAGCACTTTCTTCTACTGTGTACTACCCAACTGCGGTCTTGGCAAGTGCCCCACTTGTTCGCCCAACAAATCCTGGTGAAGAGTTCCTCAGCTACAAGAAGTACCTTAGCTTCAAAGTTGATGGGACTTACACCAGGGTCAAAAATCTCCGAATCAAAGTCACTGGAACTGGATCGCAAGCAAGCACACCACGCCTTTTCTACAAGTTCACGAACACCTACGCTGTTCCTGATGCTGCATATGACGGCGACATGATGTTGCTGTCAAGCGATGGGACTGTTCATTCGCCGGTCTTGTACCCATACTTTAGCACCACAGGCCCACAGAACGCAACTTCACGCTCTGTAGTCTATGGCCCTAACCAAACCCTGTACACCAACTGGATTGTCGTTCAAATGCGCATTCCTTATGGCTGCACAGCAGGCAACTCAGCCGAGTTCAAGCTCGAGTTGGTTTGCGACGAATACTGAGGTGAATCATGGCAGCAGGAAAGTTCAACGACATCATCGAAAAGAAGGCTGACTACACCCGTCAGATTCAACTCTTTGCCACCTACATCGCTAAGGACGATGTTGGCAATGTGCCTATCAATCTGACAGCAGCTACTATCACGGCAAAGCTTCGCAAGAAGCTCACTGATCCATCTCCGCTTATCAGCTTCACCACTTCAATTGTGGATGCTGCAAATGGTCTGTTGGAAATCAGTCTCACCTCAGCACAGACGAGTTCTTTGAACTTTGATGTTGCTGCATGGGACTTGTTTGTGACTTTCCCATCAGGAAAGGTGGAGAAGTTCCTTGAAGGCAATATGGTCCTTCAGAAGGCAGCATCATGACAACTGTAGTCCCAATTGAGCAACGCAACACAGTAGTCGTAGAAGACATTGAGCACGTTGTCGTCGTTGAGGACACAGAGAAAGTCGTGGTCGTCACAAACTCTGTTATCAACGTGGGCACACCACAAGATCTGAGCAACTACTACACCAAGAGCGAAACGGATGGACTCTTGGCTGGAAAGGCAAACTCCGTCCACAACCACGTGGTGAGTGACATCACCGATTTCACAAGCACGCTCATCAACGGCGGCTCATTCTAAGGAAGAAACATGGCAAACGTAATCAAGACCAAGTTCTCCGCTGTGACCAGCACTCCAACGTCGCTGGCTGTGGGCGAACTCGCATATTCAGATGTCTCTGACACCCTCTTCATTGGTGACAACACTGGCACCCCAGTCGCAATTGGCGGTGCTGCTGCTTTCACCAAGCTCGCTGGCATTGAGGCAGGAGCTGAAGTCAATGATGTGAACTCTGTTGCTGGCAAGACTGGTACAGTCACGCTGGTGATGGCCGACATCACTGACTATTCGACTGTTCTGGCTGCCTACCTGCCGCTCTCTGGTGGCACGCTCTCTGGCTTCCTGACGCTGCATGCTGATCCAACCTCTGGTATGCACGCTGCAACCAAGCAGTATGTGGACAACTACGCGCTTGGTCTGGACTTCAAACAGTCTGTTCGCGTGGCTTCTACTGCCAACGTGGACATCAGCACTGCACTTGAGAATGGCGATTCTCTCGATGGTGTGACTCTGGCAACTGGCGATCGTGTTCTGCTCAAGAACCAATCGACTGCTTCACAAAACGGCATCTATGTGGTTGCTGCTTCTGGTGCTGCTTCACGCGCAACTGATGCTGACACTTCGGCAGAGCTCACCAAGGGTGCTTTCGTCTATGTTGAGTCTGGCACCGCAAATGCTGGCTCTGCATATGTCGTGTCCTCTGCAAACGTTCTTGGTACTGACCCAGTGACTTGGACTCAGTTTGGTGGTGGTGCAACTTACTCTGCTGGTACTGGCTTGACGCTGACCGGCAATGTGTTTGCACTTGACAACCACTCTGCTGCCCTGATCACTTCTGGCACCCTTGACGTGGCCCGTCTGCCTTCTACGGTCCTGCTTGACACAGAGACCATTGACGGCGGCTCTTTCTAAGGATTGAGCATGGCCAACACTATCGTCCACAAGCGCAGTTCAACAGGTGGTGCTGTACCAGCTGGTGGCTCGCTGACACCAGGCGAGTTGGCCGTCAACACTGCAAATGGTCGAGTCTTCACAAAGCGTGATGATGGCACCGTTGTTGATGTTGGTTGGACACCTCGCATTGGGTCTACCACTGCAACATCCTCCTCTGCTTCTATTAGCTGGGATTTGTACGACATCATTCGTCTGACACTCCAAGCTAACGTAACCACTTTTTCAATCTCTGGTGCTGCTGATGGGCAGCGCTGCATGTTGGAAGTGATTCAAGACAGCACTGGAGGCCGAACAATCAATTGGCCAAGCAACATTCGATTTGGCACTGACATCACAAGCATCACGCTCACCTCAACTGCAAACAAGAAGGACCGTATTGGTCTAATCTACGATTCAGCTGCTGGTAAATATGACGTGGTTGCAATCGTAAAGGGATTCTGAAATGGCTATCTACTACATCGACCTTGTCAATGGTAACGACTCCAATGCTGGTACCTCTTGGGGTGCAGCATGGAAGACGTTCACTTCTGGCGCAACTGCTGCACGCCTCACGCCAGGTGATGAGATTCGTGTTGCTGAAACCACTGCACCAAGCTCTGTTGGAACTGCAACTTGGACTTCGGGCAAGATTGGCAACTCGATCACTTTCTCTTCGGCTCCAACGAAGTCCATCGACCCATGCAAGAGCGGTTGGGTGACTATGGGTTCTGGCTCGACTGTGACAAACGGTCAGACCACTGCCTACATGACGCCAACCACTTTTGGCGGCACCACAATGGGTGCACTGCAATGGACCACGTCTGCTTCTGCCAACGGCGCCTACAAGGTCCTTGGAAGCACGATTGACTACTCTGCTCACCAACAGATCAGCTTCTGGTTCCGAACTGGCACGGCATTTGATTGCTCGAGCACCCAAAACCTGCTCATCGATCTGTGCTCTGATGCTGGCGCAACCACTGTGGTGTCTGCTCTGACTGCCCCAAAGTGGTCCTACGCTGCCAACATGTGGTACCCAATCGTCATTGACCTGGGCTCTGCACTGTCAAGCACTGTGCGTTCTGTTCGCATTCGTACTACCAACACCACAACTCAGACTTTCTACATCGATGAGATGTTTGCATCTCCAGCAGGTGGCCTGACTCTGTGGTCGCTGATTGGTTTGAATGATGGCGACTGGCACGCAATCCGTAGCATTCGTGATGCTGATGTTCAACTGCTCGCCGGTGCTAACCTTGCAACTGCAACTGGCGGCACTCTGTACAGCACGGCAATTGATGCTGCGTGGATGGGAACAACAACTACTGCCACCACATACAAGCTTGAGCCATCTCGTGCTCTGCTGCCATCTACTGGCCCAGCAGCTACTTTTGGTGTGAACGCCACAGAGGCTGGCACTACTACCGCACCATATGTCTATCGTGGTGGTTGGAACACTGGGACTGGCCTTCAAACTGGTGTGACGTTCCTTGACAACGTGACTCATACCACCTCTTCTGTTGGCTTGAACACGGTTTCTACACCATACGTTTTCTTCGAGAACTTTGGCCTTGTCCGTTTTGCTTCTTCAAATAGCAACCAAGCAAACCTTTTCACGAAGGACATTTCTGTTGTGGCATCAGTTGGTGTCAACGGCAACTCTGCCTCGAATATCACGTTTGCAACTTCAATTGCAAACCTTGGATACACGACACTTGGCTGGAAGAGCTTCTCTGGTGTGTACAACCCACCTTCGTATTACATTGGTGGCTTCCATCAACCATTCAACTATGTGATTGGCAATTCTTGGGGCATCGTTTCAAACGCCAACGGTATCACGCTGAACAGCATTGACCGCTGCAATATCACGATTGGTAATGTCTATGCGGCTCTCTGCAACAACACTGTTCTGAACCTCGGCACTAACCAGTCAAACGTGACAATTGGTGACTTCAAGACGTGCCCAACGGCTCAGACGTCTTCAACTGGCGTTCAGTTGACGTTTGGTTCTGGTGTGAACAGCAACTTCCGTTTTGGTACTGTTGATTACGCGGCATATGCTACGTCTTCAGCTATTGGTTCAAACAACGTAGTCACATTCAACAGCCTTGCAACATCATCCACCGGTGTTGTATTTGGTTCTTGGGGTGCCCAGAACACCATCTACATCAAGGTGTTGAACTCAGCTTCTCTAGTTGTTGGTACCGCACAGCAACACAACAACAAGCTGTACTTCCACAACCTCAATGGCGTGACTGACTACTTCCGTGCCTACCCAATTGATGGAAACACCAACCCTGGGTACTTTGAACTGCAAGGCACTGATGTGTACACCGCTGGATCAAAGGCTGTTCGCTTCTACAACTCGTCTGGCTACACTCAAGGCACCTCGCCTGGTTGGGGTGTGACGTACGACCTGAAGTTGGCAAGTGCCGCGGCAGAAGCAAACAAGCTTGTGACTATCACTGCTCGTGTCAAGCGCAACAGCACCAACGTGACTGCAGGCATCTATGTTCCAGGCTTCAATCATCTGGTTCCTGGCTACACTGCTGACATCACGCAGGCTTGCTCTAGCACTGGCACATATGAGCTGCTGACGATCACCTTTACACCAACAGACAGCTGTGTCTTTGATGTGTATGCCTATTTCAAGGCAACTGGAACTGTGTCGCCTGACATCGTCTGGGATGCTCTGACAATCTCGCAGGCAGCATAATGACGATCGCAAGCAAGACTGTTCTTGTCAACTTCCGCAAAGTCCGTGGTGGCATGGTCTTTGCGGATGTTTGCGCAAAGAGCACGATTGACACGACTGGCATCAGCAGCTTTGTGCACCTTGGTAATACTTTCTTTGGTGTTGGAAATACGACAACAGAAACGTATACGTCAACTACAAAGAAAGTTCGACTTGGATTGTCATACACTGAAGTGACAACCAAGTCAACAGTCGATTCAAGTTATGGGCAGGGTAGGACACGTCTTGCTCAGCCTTACGTGGTGAAGTTTGCTGGTACATCGTCTTATCCAACGATGGAGGCATACAAGGTACGACTTGGCAATTCGTTCAATGACATCACTGCGAAGTCAACGATCAATGCAAGTGAGTTTGACGTAGTTCGTCTAGGTGCTCCTTTCTGGGTGCGTTACACTGGATCTACCCCACCACCATTCAACGCATCTCAATTCTTCGCAATGTTCTAAGGAAAAATATGTCAGATGAAGCAAACAAGCTCAAAGCAGTGGGGGATTTTATCGGCGGGCTTACTCCTCGTAGCCTTCTTCTTGGGGTTCTCGCTGGGTTCTTTGGTATCGGTCTGTGGACCCTGTTTGACAACAGGGCTGCAGTGTTTACATACATTGTGGGGTCGCCTTACCTTTTGGTTGGCATTGGCGTTGGTCTTGTTCTCATTGCCTTCGGATGGGTGGTGAGCATTCTGCTTCGTAGAGTTGAAGAATTCATGCAGAAGCAGATTGACAAGCTAACTGATGATTCTTCTGCTCTCAAGCAAGAACTAGTAGATGTCAGAGCGCAGCTTCACGAGTGTCAGGAGGAATGTCGAGCAGGAACCCAGCACAAGCTCGACAGGATTTTGGAGAAGCTAAATGCCTAATAGTACCCACCGCGTAGTGAAACAACTTCACAACCTCATCAACTCAGTGATCTGGGTTGGTGGTGGGATCCTAACACTTGTGATGATTTTCACGCTTGGACCTATTCTAGAAGGGAAGTACTTCCCTGTGACTAAGGACATTCAAGCAACATTCATCAAGAACGACGGCGACAAGATGCTTTTCAGTGTCTATGGGAACAAGGTCCGTGATTGTGTTCTACTTGATGCACGAGTCCTAGTTGACATCAATAAACACGACAACAAACCTCCAGTGAAGGGCATCATCTGGCCTATTGACGATGGTCAGGGTCCATCTCGTCGAGCCCTGGGTTTCCAGGACCTTGGCATTTGGGCAGTAGTTCCAATCGGAGACACAGCAACAATTTCAGCAGCGTATTCTTGTCACCCACTTTGGGACACGCGCGTGAACTTGGGCACCCTGTTTATCGCGAAAGACAACCATGTTGAAAAAGATAAGTGAAGGTTGGAGCTCAATGCTCCGAGATGGTGGACCTAGTTCAAACCGGTTCATCAACATTGGTGTGTTCATCGTTCTCAGCATCTCGATGCTGAAGCTAACCTGGATCACTGGGTCAGAAGTTGACATGTGGTACTGGGCGTGCTTTACAACGCTGGCTGTTTATGGAATGGGCACTGCTTCGTTCAACAAGTGGCTCGACATTCTGAAGGCCAAGGTTGGAGGTCGAAATGAGCAAGACACGCCGTCAGGTAAATGAGGAGCTGCGCCGTTGCAAGAATGGCGCACACCGAGAACACTTCACACGGTCAAAGGGCGCATTTGTCCAAGATGATTGGCGCGTAGAGCGAGACCTTGAAATTGAAGAGCATGAATGGGGAAATCACCTTGACCTGCTCGAAAGCTACCAGCACTGGGACGAATACATTCAAAAGGGGATGCTGTCGTGACACCATTTGAACAGGCAATGAACTTCACAATGAAGTACGAAGTGGGTCCCTGGTGGAATCCTGATGACCCTGAAGTGATTGCTGGGCTCTGTTCTACCAAGGACCAGAAGCGAAAGACAGGATACGTGAATGACCCATTGGACAGGGGTGGCGAAACTAAATACGGTATCGCAAAGAACTCTAACGCCAATGTGGATATCGTGAAGCTGAATCTTGACGAAGCAAAGAAGATCTACGAAGCCAAGTACTGGCAAGTAGGCAAGTGCAACGAGCTGCCTGGGAAGGTCGCCGTTGCACACTTCGATGCTTGCGTCAATCATGGCCCAAAGAAAGCAATCCAGTTCCTGCAACGAGCACTTGGTGTTTCAGATGATGGTGACTTTGGACCAGCCACGAAAACAGCACTTGGCGCAGCACTTGCGCGTGAGAACGTCCTAAACAAAATGATTGCTGAGCGCCGTAGGTTCTTCTCTGCCGTCGTTCAGAACAACCCATCACAACAACGGTTCCTCACTGGGTGGATGAATCGCTGTGACGACCTTCAAAGGAGTCTAGCTTGATCATTATCTACTCTAAACCAAATTGCCCAAACTGCGACATTGCCAAGATGCAGGCCATGTTGCGAGGTGTCCCATTTGAAGAGCACTGCCTTGACACGCAGGAAAAGATCGCATCCTTTCTTGAACTCTACCCTGGTGTTCGAGCAGTGCCCTTCGTTACTACGAAGGATGGTCAACGAATTGGTGGCCTATCCTCGTTCAAAAGCTTCTTGCACAACTTGAAAGACACATCATGAACGACAGTGTGACAGAGACCAAGGAATCAAATCAACCATACACACGCGAACTAGATCTACCACCATTCCCTGTCTCTGTTGCACTAGCCATCGGCGAAGATGAGTGGATTCAGATCTGCGAGAAAAACGAGTTCAAAGACCGCACCTGGATGGCTGACAATAGCCTTGGTGAAGTCAGTGGTATGGGGTCAGTTGTAGTGGTCCGCTTTGCTGACCTTTCCTCATACGACATCATCAAACGCGCTGGTGTTTGTGCGCATGAAGCAGTTCATGTCTTCCAAGCACTTTGCCAGTACATCAACGAAACTGAGCCATCGACTGAATTCGCTGCATACTACGTGCAGGCAATCACACAATGGCTCCTCAAGGAGTTGGAATGTTCCCTATCCCAAGTCTCTACCTCAAGCTCGCAGGAGCAGCAATCGTCGCAGGAGTCATTGGACTCCACCTCTTCGGAGACTGGCGAACAAGCAGCAAGCTGAACGAGGTACAAGCAGAGCTCATCGCAACAAAGCAGGCCCTAAAGGTGGCAGAGGACAACTTCGTCCAGGCCACTAAAGACAGGGACGCATATCTCAAGGCGGGTCAAGAAGCTGAGCAGGCACGTGCTAAGGTTCAATCTGACCTCGCCGTCACTTTGAAAAAGCTGCGTCAACAAAAACCCCCAACCGAGTGCAAAGCGGCAATTGACTGGGCCGTACAGAACAAAGACGACCTCAAGTGGGGAGACGAAAAATGAGAGCTCTATTCAACAACAACACACAAACAGCTGATGTTGATACTAGCCGAAAAGCAAAGCTCGCAGGTGTGTTTCTCTCTATGTTGATACTAGCCGGTTGCTGCACAGCACCACGGGTTGAGTACAGGGTTGCTGACATTCCTGAGCCACCAAAGGTGGAACGTCCTGTCCTTGAGAGTGTAAATATCAACAGCGGAATGGACGCTGGCTCGATCATTCAGACTTTCAGAGCTGACATCAAGCGCCTCCAGGCAACAATTTTGGAGTACGAGAAGATTCTCGATTCCTACAGGAAGAAGGATACGAAATGAGTGGAGCAAGCATCAACAAAAAGGTGGCAAAGGGTCTAGCCAAGGCTGGCAAGGTCCTGGGCTGGAAGTTCAATGTCTATCGCCCAGACAGCTACCTCACGCCTTTCTCAGATGAGAATCGTCTTTTCTCAACTCAGGCCTCCTGGTCTGAGGACAAGGGGTTCTCCAAGAATCCAGAGGCGACTCTCACGCACTACAACATCTACGCTGACCACCGCAAGCTGCAGCCAGGAGACATTATGAATTCGCCTGACCTTGATCGAACATTCGTCATCACTGAGACGAATGAGCTTCGTGGAGCTGTTGCAGTTCAAGCAAATGGCCGTATGACAGTTCGCCGTGTCATCTACACCCCAACAGAGGACATCAAGACACAATCCCAAGAGGTTGCTACTGAGGTTCCTTGTGCTGTCGAATTCAAGACGAACTATGGGGAGCAGGGTGTTCTCACTGGAACTGGTAGTGCTGCCACTGGCCATCGCTCCCAAGTCGAAATCTGGACTTGGATGCCTGTTGGTTCACTTCGTTTGAATGACACCCTTGAGCTCAGCATCGGAACTTTCACCCTTACTTCTGTCCAGCAGGACGAAGGTGGAACAACCATTCAGGCTCGCTCAACTAAGGTAGGTGTCTGATGTCACTTCCAAAGCTGCGCTTGAAGAATGGTAGGTTTGCTTCTCTTCAGCAAATCATCAACAGCCTCCAGAATCCAGCACCTCTGCTGGATCAGGTTGGGCAGTATCTGAAGAAGTCCACTCAGGAACGAATTAGCACCACTAAGAAGTCGCCATCTGACCAGCCATGGGCTCCTTGGGCTGATGTGACAGCAATGGCACGTGAGAAGAAAGGGACTGCCGGCAGAGGCCTGCTTTTCGATTCTGGGGCTCTCTACGACTCAATCGACTATCAGGTTCAGGCAAAGTCAGTGATTGTGGGTGCTGGTGTTTCTTATGCCAGGTTCCTTCAGGCGGGAACTTTCAATATGCCTGCGCGACCATTCATTGGGTTCTCGCAACAGGACAAGACAAACATTCACAATATGGTTGTCGAATACCTCAAAACACGATAAATAGAAGGCTAACAGACATCATGAAAGCTATCAAACTTCTCCGCGATCATCACACCCCAGAAGGCATCTTCAAAGCTGGTGAGACGATCAAGGTTTCTGACGAACACTACAAGTGGTTGACTGAGTACTACGCCAAGCTCCGCCGTGAAGAGGTGGGACAGGCAGAAGAAGCTCGTCAGCTGCTCAAGAAAGCAGGAGTCCTGAATGACGCCACAAGCGACTAAGGATTTGGTTGAACGAATTTCGACAGTGCTGACACCTCTAGGCGGAGTGTGTGCAGCAACGTTGGGCGGTACTGAGAATGATCCCGCCCTGGAGAACTGCCCGCTGCCAAGTGCATGGGTGCGCTTTGAAGGTTCACAAAGTGCAGGCCCTAATGAACAACGCAGTCAAGCAATGCTCCTAAACTTCAGTGCAGTACTTGTGGTCGAGTATGGCAAGGGAGAGACCGATTTCACTGATACCCAACTCAAACTCATTGACGATGTCTCTCAGGCGGTGAGAGGTACGCAAGCAGACCCAGCTGGGAACCTGTGGACATTTCTCGGAGCAAACTTGCTGACGATCAATCCAGATCGCTGCATGTATCTGCTTCAGTTCCAAGTTCGCGGCTACTACGCAAAACAACTCACGTAAGGAGTCATTTTCATGGCTGATACCTACTTCTCCGGCCAAGGCAAGGTTTACTTCCAAGAGCTGGACAGCGCTGGCGCTACTACTGGTGCCATGCTTTGGATTGGTGATGCTGACGTTCTTCAGACGGCAGGCACTGAACAAACTGTCTCGTTCCAGGAATCCTGGTCTGGCACTCGCGCAACTGTTGTGGACGTTCTTCAGACAACTGATCTGTCCGCCACCATTGGTATGCGCAATCTCTCTGGCAAGAATCTTGCCACGGCGCTCTATGGCACTGCAGCTGCTGGAGCTGGTGGTTCTGTGACTGGCGAAGCTCACTTCGCGCTCAAGGTCGCTGACAACATCATCTTCCTGGCATATCCAAATGTGTCCTCTGTCACTGTGAAGAAGGGTGCTACTACCCTCGTCGCTGACACTGACTACACGCTAAACGCAGTGGATGGAACCATCAGCATCAAGCTGACCTCGTCCGTCATCACCTCTACCTCTGGTGCTGGCGATGCAATCACTGTGGACTACACCTACGCGGCTTACACCACGAAGGTGCAAGTTCTGACCTCGACGCAGAAGGAATTCAACGTCATCTTTGAGGGCAAGGACATGGCCAACGGTGGTTCGAAGGTTCGTGTTGTGCTGAAGCGTTGGAAGCCAGGTATTCTGGCTAACTTTGATTGGATTGGCACCGATATTGCTCAGATGAGCATCACCGGCAAGCTGCTTCCTTCGAAGACCGACACAGCTTCCCCATACATGGACGTCATTGTTGTCTAATGACACTGAGGGCTTCGGCCCTCTTTCTGTTCATCTGGCGCCTCAGCAGTTCTGAGGCACCTTATACCTCACACAAGGATTCAAAATGTCAGAACTCAAGACCCTCCAGCCTGCTAACGAAATCAAGCTTAGCACCGGCGAAATCCTCATTCTGAAGCCACTCCCATTCGGGAAGCTTGCAAAGGCCCTAAGCCTCGTTTCCAGTATCTTTGGCAGCGCAAGCATTGGCTACGATGCTCTGTCCCTAGAAGACCAAAGCTCCGCTGGTGCGGTGATTGCTCAGGTCCTTGCACAGGGTGGCGAAGACATCTACGAACTTCTCGGCCTTGGCCTCAACAAACCGCGTGAATGGTTTGACGACCTCTCAATGGAGGATGGCATCAATGCTGCAACGGCGTTCTTTGAACTCAACTCCGATTTTTTTCTCCGCCAGGTACTCCCAGCCCTGAAAGGAAGCCTGGGCAAGATCAAGGCCCTGAAGGGTATGGTAGGCTGATTGTCAAGCTCGTAAGCTCTGGATTCAGCCTTGATGAAGTAAATAGTATGACGCTTGCGCAGATCAGGCTTTTCTCAGAGAGCATTGACCACATGCGCAAGCAAACACTAAGCGACTCAGTCCTAGCAGCTCTGGCTGGTAGTCGCTATGACGAGAAGAATCTCAAGAAGCTGTTCAAGGACCTCAAATGACCGATTCAGTCAAGATTAGCGCAGAACTAGATGACAATGCAAGCCCTGCGCTGACGCGGCTGTTGGGTTTGATTGGTGAGTTCGTAAAAGGCGTGCAGGAAGGTGCACGCGCGGAGCTTGAAGCAGCAAAGGCTTCAGGACAGTTCAACAAGACAAAAGAAGAATCTGGTAACGTAGTTGATGAGCTTACCAAGAAAGTCGGTAAGCTTGCATCAGCGTATTTCTCTGTCAAGTTTGTCATTGACCAGTTCGTGGCTTCCGTCAAAGAGGCAGATCGTCTTGATGACCTTTCTGACAAGACAGGCATTGCTGCAAACGAGCTCAAGGACCTTGGCTACGCTGCCAAGATTGGCGGTTCTTCCCTTGATGGTCTGATTGGTGCGTTCAACAAGCTTGGACGTTCTGCTGCTGCGACTGAAGAAGACCTCAAGCGACAAGAAGAAGCATTCAATGCAATTGGTGTGTCTGCAACGGACACAAACGGCAATCTCAAGTCGTCTGAGCAGCTCTTTGGCGAGATTGCTGATCGCTTCAAGAATCTAGAAGATGGGCCAGAAAAGTCTGCCATCGCATTCCGCCTGTTTGGTTCTGAGGCCAAGAATCTCATTCCGCTCCTGAACAAGGGCAGTGAGGGGATTGCTGCGCTCAAGAAAGAAAGCGCAGAGCTTGGTGGTGTTTCACCTGAAGCCTTCAACGCTTTTGCCAAGGCATCTGGAGACTTGTTTGACGGCATTGACCGCGTGAAGACCATCTTCGAAGGCTTCTTCACCACAATGGCTGCCGATGTTGTGCCAGTCATCAACGTGATGATTCAGCAGTTCGTTGACTCTGCACGTGAAGGTGGTTTGCTGCGCGATGTTCTGAATGGCATCACCTACGTCTTCAAGAACGTCCTTGTTCCTTCTGTCAAGGTGGCTGCTGTCATCTTTGATGCATTCACTTCAACCGTGAAGATTGCTGGCAAGGGTATTGGTGCCCTGTTCGCAATCATCGGCGCAATTGCAAGTGGCGGCGGTCTCAGTGAAGTCAAGTCGATCATCAAGTCATATGGTGAGGATGTTGACAAGGTTGCTCAAGACCACGATGAGTTTGCCACTAAGATGGCTCTCGCCGGGCATGAAGCAGTCAAGCTTGCTGACAATGTCGAAAAGCCAAAAGAGAAGATTCGCCTGGTAGGAAAGGCGGCCAAGGAAGTCAAGTCTGACCTACAGGAAATGGTCAATCAACTCAAGATTGCCAACGCCTCGTTTGGTCTTGATGATTCTGCAAAGCAACAACTCGAAGCCCAACTAAAGTACGCCAAGGACATCAAGGCTGGTCTCGGCAAGGCTGTTGCCGACTCTCTGCTGAATCAGGCGAATGCCCTCATTGAAGTCAATCGTCAGCTCCGTGAAGCGGCAAAGGCCCAAGAGGAATTCGACAAGGCTCGTGGCACCATTCAAGACTACAAGGACCAAACTGATCTTCTCGCCTATGAAGCAACGCTGATTGGCAAGACTGCTGAAGAGCGTGCTCGTCTGATTGAGAAGTTCAAGGAAGAACAGCAACTTCGCAAGCAGATCAACGACCTCTCTGACCAAGATGTCCAAAACATCGCTAATCAAACTCGTGCTGCTCAGGCTGCTCGCGATGAAGTTCTGAAGACCCTTCAACAAACCAAGATCACGAATGAGATTCTTGACCAGTCGAAGGCAGCTATTCAAGCTGACGTCACACAGCGCATTCAGGCTGCTGCTAAGCTCCTCGAAGCAGGCAAGATCACAGTTGACGACTACAACACGTACCAACTGGCGCAGCTTGACCGCCTGAAGGACAAGACGAAGGAAACCCTCACAGAGATGCAAGAGTTCTACAAGGCTGCCGCTCAAGGCATCCAAGGCGACCTCAGCACCTTCATCTTCGACTTTGCTCAGGGCAAACTTGGAAACCTTGTTGATGCTGTGAAGACTACGCTTGACCGCATTGTGGCCCAGGTGCTCGCCGCAAAACTGGCGACTGCTCTTTTCGGCGCAGACTTTGCAAAGGGTAATGTTGGTGGTTTGGTTGGACAAGGTGCTGCCTTCCTCGGTAGCCTGTTTGGTGGTGCCCGCGCTGAAGGTGGTCCAGTCAAGGCTGGCGTTCCTTACATCGTTGGTGAGCGTCGTGCTGAAGTGTTCGTGCCAGACACGAATGGACAAATTCTGCCTGACACGTCTGCTCTGCAGTCTGCCAACAACTTGACCATCTCAATCACTGCAATGGACAGCCAGTCTGTGATTCAGGCACTTGACAAGGTCAAGAAGAAGGGAGCCCAAATGTTTGGTCGCTCAAACCGCTACTACAACTTGCAAGGTGCATAATGGCTTTCGTCAATGAACTCTTCCCAAATCTGAAGCTTATCCACGGGCTTCAAAAGTCCGTGGTTCTTCCTACATCGATTGTTGGCAACAGCTCGAAGGAATATCGCATTCGTAAGCTCACTAACTATCGCTCTCAGTGGGTTTGGCCATCGCGCTCTATGCTTGCTGAGGATCGTGAAGCATTGCTGCAGTTCTACTCTGAAGTAGCAAGCTTCAGTTTGAACTCCTTCAAGTTCAAGTGCCCAGTTGACAACCAGTGGAACCTGACTCCGCTTCTCTACACTGGAAGCGCGAACCAGTTCTACCTCACTACACGTGGCACTGGTGGCACCCACCCTGTTTATCACCTTGGAGGTGATATTGTTGTTCGCAATGGGGCTACGCCAGTGAGCTATACGCAAACAGTTGTGAACGGCAATCCAGTCATCACAGTTCCAGGCTACACGTCGAACATCAACATTTCTGGCACGTACTACCATGCTGCCCGTTTTGACCAATCGACACTTGGCTGGACTATGGAGGCACTTGCCTCTGACAACTCATCGCTCATTGATTCGCTCGGAGACATCAGCCTTATCGAAGTCTTCGAGTACTAAACCAAAGGTCATATTCAGATGCGTACAATCTCAACAGCACTGCGCAATGCTATCGATAGTGGTAACATCGCAAAGCTAGTCAAAATCACCCGCAAGGACACAGTTGTTCATGGCTTTACTGACCATGATAAGCCGCTGACCATTGACGGTACTCTCTATGAGCCAGCCGCTGGCCTCCAGTCCGTTGTTTACACCACCAACGCAAACGTCGAGGTCTCAAACCAAGAAGTTGCTGCATCAGCAATTGACCTTCCAGATGAGGACATCAAAGCGGGTTTGTACGATGATGCTGAAATTGAGGCGGCTTGGGGGAGCTGGGAAGATCCATCTGCAGGTCGTTTGATTACATTCGTGGGCAATGTTGGATCAATCATCTGGACAAACGAGGGCTTCAAGGCCGACGTTGTGAACTTCATGAAGCGCATGGAGCTCAACATCGGAACTCAATTCACTGCTGGTTGCCGTCATGAGCTTTATGGCACCGCAGAAGTTGGCAAAATTGGCTTCTGCGGTGTGTCAGCTACTTCATTCACATTCTCTGGAACTGTGGCAACGCAGGTGATTCCGAAGTGGAAGTTCACTGCGGCTCTTGGTCAGCCCGATGGGTACTTCAGCAATGGCGTGATTACCTTCACCTCCGGCATCAACAATGGACTAAGTTACGTGATCAAGAAGCAAGTAGGTGACACCTTCGAGTTGTTTCTCCCTGCACTTGGTCAGTTTCCAGCAGGAACAACCTTCACCATCAAAGCTGGTTGCGACAAGTCCCTCGAAACCTGCAAGACAAAATTCAACAACGTTGTCAACTTTGGTGGGTTCCCGCACATCAACAATGGAGTGACAATGCGATGAGAGACAAGATCGTAGAAGCTGCACTTAGCTGGGCAGGAACACCATATCATCACCAAGCCCGTGTCAAGGGCACTGGTGTTGACTGCGCCCAGTTCATTGCTGCGGTGGCAGAAGAAGTTGGAATCGTGCCAGACGGAACAGAGATTCCATTCAACTACTCACCAGAATGGCACCTGCACAACGAAGAAGAGAAGCTTGTAGGGTACCTCAAGTTTTTCGGCTGTGTGCAACAGGAAGGCCCTGGTGAGCCGGGGGACATCATCGGATTCAAAATCGGACACTGCATTGGCCATCTTGGCATTCTTCTGCCTGACAACCAATTCATTCACGCCCAAAACCACAGCGACCCTAAGCAAGTTACTGTAAATAGTCTGTCCGGCAAGTGGCTTCGTCGCCATGCTGTGACCTTCTCATTCCCAGGAGTATACCCAAATGTCAAATGAAACTCGGCGTGAATACGCCACTACAGACATCCTCGAGGCTGCTGTCCTCAAACTTGACCTGATTGCTCTTGACCGCATTGAGGTCAATGATCGTCAGGGGATGTTCTTCTTCAAAGAAGTCCCACAAGAACTGCTTGACCGCTTCAACACAGGCAAGTGTCTGGTTGAGCCATGCGCGTTCAACGCAGAGATTCGCAATCTGAACAACTCAATCAAGCGGATCCGCGGCAATGTCTAACGTACTTATTCCAGCTGTTGGTGCTGCTGTCGGCTATGTGATCGGCGGGCCTACTGGCGCTCAGTTGGGGTGGGTGGCTGGCTCTGCCTACGTGACAAGCCAACAAGAAATTGTTCAGGGTCAAGTTGGTGACCTTCGCGTTCAGACTGCTTCATATGGCGGCAATATCCCAATCGTGTTTGGCAAGCAACGAGTTGCTGGCAATGTGATCTGGGCAGATGAAAAGAAGACCTACGAGATCAAGAATCGTCAAGGTAAGGGCGGTCCAAAGACTGTCAACTACGGCTACACCATCTCAATGGGCATCGCGATCTGCAAGGGCCCAATCCTCGGTGTGTCTCGTATTTGGGCAAACAACGATCTCATTGTTGACTCTCGTGATGAGATGAAGCCTCTGATTGGTGAACTATATCTTGGCACTGATACTCAGGTGGCAGACCCAACTTATCAGACTCTTGTTGGCGCAGCAAATGCTCCTGCATATCGTGGTTTGGCCTGGATTTCATTGACAA